GCCAGGATGGCCCATTTGGCGGGGCCGAAGCGATCGAAGAAGCTGCCCACCGCCACATGCCGGGGCACAGCCACCACCGGGTCATCGGGTGCGGGCCCGAGCAACCCGAAGCGCCCCGCATGGTGTTCGGTGACAAACGCATCGTCGGCCACCACGGTGTTCAGGATGGCGCCATCGGCGCCCAGAATGTTGTAAAGGTGTCGCATGGTTCTGCCTTACGAGAGTCAGGGAGTGAGATCAGCAAAGAAGCGAAGGAACGCCAAGCCGCTGCCGCCCGCGCCGCTGCGGCAGTTCGGTGCCGTCAGGCCCTGGCCGCTGGACAGACCACCGCCACCACCGCCCCAGGTGCCGCCGCTGGCGTACGCGATGCTGTTGGCTCCAGGCGAGCCCGAGATCGCGCCGCCCCCGCCAAAGGCCCCAGCCGCCGCCACCGAGAACCCGCCTGGCGTGCTGCCCGTTTGCAGGTTGACCCCACCACTGCCACCACCGTCGCCGGCAGCGCTGCCCGCGGAATACGACCCGCCGCTGCTGTATCCCCCTGAGCCACCGCCACCGACGGGCAGCGGCACCAGGCCCCAATTCGCCACAAGGTCCGCCTGGTGGGTCGCGCTGCTGTACAGCGTGAAGCCACTGCCCCCGTTGCCGCCTTGGGACAGGTTGCCGCTGGTCATAGCCAGCCCAGCCGAGAACGCCCCGCCGCCACCCGTGGCCACCCAAGACCCGGCGGTGGCGATGGCAAACACGATGTCACCGCCCGCCGTGGCGGTCTGGTCCGCCCCACCGAACAGGTTCACCCCACCACCGCCCGTGGCCACCTGCTGCCCGGTCCAATTGGTGTTGACGATGCCGCCACCGCGCCCGCCCGCCGAGTTGATCTGGCCCCCCGTGGCCGAGCCGCCGGGTGCCCCCGCGAGCACCACGCCGGTGCCCGAGTAGATGTACCCGCCCGTGCCCCCGTTGGCCACCATGTTCACAGCCTGGGCCGCGATCACGATGGAAGAGGCCCCGCCGTTGCTCCCGGCCGCGCTCGCATTGGTCACATAGGCCCCACCGGCCCCGATGGTCACGACGATGACGTCGCCCTTTTTGATGCGGGACAGGCGCCGGGCAAAGCCGCCAGCACCGCCGCCGAACGCCGCCGTGGGGGCCATGCCGTTTTGAACATAGAGCCCACCCGAACCACCGCCGCCAATCACGGACAGGTCGACCAAGCCGTCGCAGGGCGCCACAAGGGTTTGGCTGCTTGTCACCTGCAGGGCCAGGATGGAACGGTATTGCTTGGCAGTGCCGCCGAGCAAATCAGGAAGAGACGCCATTACATGTACCTCCACACGTTGGAGCTGGAGAAGAATTTGAAGGTGATGGCGCCAGGCGGGATGCCCAGCACCAGGGAGTCGGTGACGGTGTTAGCGCCAACCTGCAGGGGGATCGGGTTGTTGGGGTTCACCACCAGGCTGTTGTCGGCGCGGCCGTTGGCGACCACCACCACGCACACATCGCCGTTGGCCGGGTTCTGGGGCAGGTACTTCGCACACGCCCCGGCAAAGGTGATCTCGTTGATGGTGTTCAGGCCACCATTGGCCGCGCCATAGAAGCTGCCGCCCGTGTTGGTCACCTGCTGGATGGGCAGCGACATCAGGCCCAGCGAGAACCAGTTGCTCGGGTCATTGATCGGGTCCAGGACGCTGGCCGCAATGGCCACCCGTGCCCGGTAGAGCTGCCCATTGATGGGGCTCCAGGCACAAGCCCCCGAGGCGTAAGCGCCTGGCACCCACTTGACCGCCCCGAGAGCCGCCTGAGCCGCGGCCAGGGTGTTGGCCGCCGCCGAGGCGCTGGCGGCCGCCGCATCGGCCCGCTGCCCAGACAGAGAAGCCTGGCCAGCCGCATCCTGCACGCTTTGGGCTGCCGCCGAGGCGGCAGCGTTCATCCAGCTGAGAGCAGCCCGCCACTGGGCCACGCTGGTGTTCTTGAGGTGATCGAAGAGCGCGGTGCAGCGCACAGCGAAGCTCGTTCGATCGGCCCGGTCCGGCGTGGCCGGGAGGTCATCGAGGGTGGGAGGATTAACCAATGGCATCAGACCATTCCTTTCACATAGCCGCTGAAGGTGGCGGTCTGGGCGTTGTCGTAGCTCATGGAGCCACTGCCCAGACCGAAGACGTTGAGGCCGACGAAGCCGGCGGCGTCCGTAGCGATCCAAGCCGCGGGCACATCGAGCACCCTTTGCACCACAGACAGCACGTAGTCGGCCTGCTCGCGCGGCAAGATCAGCTTGAAGCGCATGTCCGTCGCTGATCGGCGGCGCTTGATCGAGGTGCCGCCGTAGTCGTCGGTCTTGATGTACGAGTAGGTGACGGGCTCGGCCGTGGCACCCGGCTGGGTGCCGCCCCAGGTGTCCGCATTGACCAGGGGCACCAGGTCCCCGAGCACCACCATGCCCGCGCCCACCACACCACCCGCGGGCGCCGTGAGCGACAGGGTCAGCTCGGCTTCGGGGTACGGCACCAGGTCCCGGATCAGGCAGCGCGTGAGCGGCTTGATGGCACCAAACGCCCAGTCGTACCAATCGAGCGGGTCCTCCTGCAGAACCAGGGTCTTGCTGAAGACCACGGTGCCTGCGGGCTTGTCTTTGACGACCACCGACAGCGTGGCGCCGTCCAGGCCGTAGCAGGCAATCGCATTGAAGAAGCCCGGGCGCAGCACATAGGTCAGGGGCGAGGCAATGCGCCCCTGCGTGCTGACCTCGGTGTCAAACGCAGCCCAGCGAGCCGTGGGGCCCGCATCGAGCCAGTACTCGGCATCAGCCTCGGGCAACATCGTGCGGCCCGCTGCCACCGCCTTGACGCATTCGTAAATGCGGTGCGTGGCCTTGCGGATACGACGCTCGCCCAGGGCGCAGGCCGCACCCGAGACCCATTCGACTTCGCCCACTGCCGGCTCGGCAATGTTGCAGTCGGCCAGCATGGCCTCGGTGATGGTGAGGGGAACCAAGATATTCATTGGTGAATCGCCTTCATTGGGTGTGGTCCTCCACCAGAGCCATGGGCACGGCCCCGCCTTCGGGGTTGCCGTTGGTGGCATCCGCCGTGCGCCGGGCCTGGGCTTCGAGCTGGGCGGTCTGGGCCCGCAGGGCTTGCACCTCGGCGATCAGGCGGGTGAGCAGTTCGGCGGGGGCGCTGTCGGTTTGAGGTAGCGCGTGCGCAGCCGGGTTGTAAGCCTTGGGCACGATGGCCTCGCCCTCATGGATCAGGGCCAGCATGTCCTGGGGCACGTAGTTGGTCCCCACCGCAAAGCGCGGCACCCCCACCGATTCCGCCGCCTTGAGCAGGTCTTCGTAGCGGAAGCCCGCCACGGTGGCCAGGTCGCTCAAAGTGGCGCCACTGGCCTGGGTGGCCTCGAGCAGGCCCTTCACATTGCCCGTGCCGGTGAACTTCTGCGCGAGGGTGGAGAGGCTGTCCAGGCGCGAGATCTCCGCGGGGTCGGTGACGCCCACCGTGAAGGCACCGGCGCCGAGGTTCACTTCGCGGCTGTACTTGGTAGAGGGGGATGATGTGCCGCCACCACCGCCGCCGACGGTGAAGCCACCGGACGAGCCACCCGTGGCCGGCCCAGTCCCCGAGCCCCCTCCCCCAACCGTGAACTGCGAGCCCGGATTCGTGACCTGCACCCCGGGCTTCGTGGCCGAGGCATTGCCATCCTTTTCGCCAAGCAAGGCACTTGAGATCTTCTCCAGCGCCTGGCCCACGCTGAGCACGCTGGTGTCGATGCCGCGCAGGGCATCCACCTGGTCCTTGGCGTTCGACAGAATCTTGTCCAGGCTCGCGAGTTGGTCCTCGGCGGTGGCAAGCTGCTGCTCGGCGACCGACTTCTGCACACCGGTCAGGTCCTTGAGCTCGGCCAGCTTGCCCGCCAGGGTGAGCTGAGCCCGCTGCTGCTCAAACGCCGAGCCGAATTGGCTCGAGTCCAGGCCCGAGCGTGCCGCCGTGATGGCGTCGCTCAGGCTGGTGGCGTCGGGCAGGTAGCCCGTGCTGCGGGCGGTGCCCAGGGCCTGGTCGATGAATTGCAGCCCCGCGCGGGCGCTTTGCGCCTGGGTAGCCTCCACCGTGTTGTACAGCTCGGTGACGTGGCCCTTCAGGGTGTTGAAGAGGGAACCCAGGGTGTTGACCGATTCCTGGGCCACTTGCTTGGCGGCCTGGAGGCGGTTCTTCTCGGCGGCGACGGCACGCTCGAGGGAAGCGTAGGCGGCGTCCGTGGCAGCCTGCAGGGCCTTCTTCTTGGCGTCCGCGGCCGCTTCGGCCTGTGCTTTGTCGGCATCGGCCTTGGCTTGGGCCGCCTTGGCCAGGTCCTCGGCGCTCGGGGTGATGCTGGCAAAGGCATCGGCCACGTTCATTAGCGTGGCGTAGGCCTTGCGCCCGGACTCGGTGCTCAGGTCCTGGGCCTCGACCAGGGCGCGGAAGGCTTCGCGGGTCTTGGGGGTGGACAGGCCCACGCTTTGCAGCGCCGCGCTCACATTGCCCAGGGTCTGGGCGTTGCGCTCGTCCTGGCTGTAGAAGTTTTCGTAATAGCCGCTGATCTTCTGGTTCAGGGCATCAATGCCGCCGGCCAGGTTGATGAGGCCGTCGGCCGCGTCAAACGAGAGATCCTTGAGGGACTTGAGCGGAAGAGCCCCGGCCAGGGTGCGCAGGGCCTCGACGGACGCGATCTGGCTGTTGATCTCGGTGATGAGCTTGGTGGCTTCCTCATCGCTGAGTTTCTCGGCATCGATGTCTTTGAGCTTGGCCGCCACCGACTGCGGGATGTCTTGCGCGGCCTGCAGGGCCTGGATGGTGGATTGCTTGAGGTCCAGCGTGAAGTTTGCCACCGCTGTGGCCATGTCGGGGCTGCGCGTGCTGCTGGTCTCGTACAAGGTGCCCGAGTAGTTGCTGCCCTTGCCGGATTCGCCAAACGTGGCGCCCGTATTCAGGCTGCCGCCGGCAAACACCCCACCCCGCCCATTGCCCGAGGTCTCGAGGCCTGCGTGGTAGTCGGTGAGGTAGGCCTTGCTGCCCAGGCTCTTGAGCATGGCATTGATGCTCTCGGCCGTGCTCGACACCGCCTTGCGCGTGGCGTCTTCCCGGTCGCCCATGCCATCAGCCTCGAGCAGGTAGGCCTGGCCATTGGTGACGGCCTTGCGCGTGCCATCGGGGCGCAGGCTGTTGTCTCGGTTGTACTGCTGGCCCTCGTAGGTGTAGACCTCATCGCGGCGGTTGTTTTTAACTTCGCCGTCGTAGGCCACGCCGTACTGGCCACCGGAGCGGGTCTCGCCGCCGTTCAAACCAGAGAGCAACGAGTAGGCCGCCAGGGCCGCACCCACGTAGGGAATGGCCGAACCGATGGAGGCCCCGAGGCCGGCTGCCCCAGCAGCTCCCGCCCCCATGCCGCCGGCCTGGGCAGCAGCGACGGCCGCGGCCGACGACGACCCGGCGCCAAGGCCCATCGACACGCCCATGGCCGCATTGCCGGCCGTGGTGCCGAAGATCGCACCGACCCCGCTGCCCAGCAGGCTGGCCCCGCCATACAGGTTCGAAGCGGAGCCGGCCAGGTTCAAGAGGCCGCTGGAGCCTCCGCCGATACCGCCGGCCAAGCCCCCAAGCCCGCCCAGCACATTGGCCGTGATGCTGACCACCCAGCGCCGGATGGTGAGCTGGTACAGCATGTCCAGGACACTGGCCTTGATCGTCGCACCGATCTTTTCAAACGCCGACTGTCCACCCTGGAACACATTGGTCCAGACGGACTGCGCCGTGTGGTCCACCGAATTGATGATGTCGGTGAGGGTGTTGAGCTCGGACTTGGCCAGGGCCGTGGAGCGTGCAATCGCAGCCGCAGCCTGGGCCTGGTCGACCAAGCGGGCCTTGTCTTCAGCTGAGGCACCCGAGCGATCAATGGCCGCGAGCTGCTTGGCGAGCTCGAGCTCGACCTTGCGCACGGCGACGATCTTTTCTCGCTCGCGGGTGGTCTGGCCCAGCAGGCCCACCTCATCGGTGTACAGCAGGGCCTCTTCCTCGACCTTGCGGGTGTATTCCTCCTGGGCCTGGGCCAGGGTCTTGTAGTCCTTCACGCGGCTGGCGGTCAGCAGGCGTTCTTGCTCGGCCACCTGGACCCGGAGTTCGGCCACGTAGTCGGGCCTGAAAGAGTCGCTGCTGTCGGCCTCTTGCAGCTTCAGCTTCATCTGCTCGAGGCGGAATTCCTCGATCGCGGCCTTGCCCTTGCCCCACACGGCATTGGCGGCTTCCAGCTCACTGGCCTGCTGGCCAATGGCCGCCGCAGCCTTCCTCGTATCGGCCACCAGGGCGTCGTAGGCCTTTTGCGAATCGGCCACGGCTTGGGCTTGCTTCTCCTGCTCGGTGCGGCTGGCCTGCACCTGCACGTAACGCTGGGCCTCGACCAGGGCCGCTTCTTTGTTGGCCCGGGCCACACCGCTGATGCTGGTTTTGAGGTCCTCCTGGATGCGGGCAACAAGCTTCTCGCTGTCGGAGAGCTTGGCGCCCTCGATGCCGCGTTCCTTGATTCGCGCGGTGAGGGTTTCTTCTTCCTTGATCAGGGCGCGGATGCGGGCGACTTCGTTCTCGCCGGCGCCGGCGGCCGTGCTGGGCGTTTTTTCTTTGTACTTGTCGCGGATGTTCTGGATCAGGGCATCGCGTTCTTTGGCGCTGATCTCGCCATCGGCCGCCTGGAACTGGGCCTGCACCTTGGCGATTTCCTGGCGCATCTTGAGCTCATTGCTCAAGAACTTGGCTTGTTCGGTGTCGAAGGCGGCCCGGGCCTTGAGGCGCTCGTTGCCCTCGGCCAGGGCCTTGCTGTTTTGTTCCTGGGCATAGGTGGTGGCGGCCACGGCCGCCGCCTGGGCTTGCAGGGCCGGCAGGATCTCTTTGGAGACCACCGTGTCATCGAACATGCCGCGGATGGCCTGGGACAGGCTGGCGTTCTTCAGGCCATTGCCACGCATCACCTCGTTGATCTGGGCGTTGATGGCCGCGAGCTGGTCCGTGGGCGTGGCGCTGCGGCCCAGGTCCATGATCACGTCGCCGGCCATCTTGGCGGCATCCTTGATACCCAGCCAGGCCCGCTCGACATACCCCAGGTTCTGCAGAATGGATTGAGCCCGCTGCTCGGTCATCGAGGCGTAGGCATCCTGCGCGACCTTGGCCGCATCGGTCGCCCTGCCCTGGTCTTCCAAGGCCTTGATCTGCTTGTACAGGGCCACCGTCAGGTAGTTGGTCGACTCATTCAGCTTGAGCGACGCCTGCAGGGGCGCTTCGCCGAGCTGGGCAAAGGCCTTGGCGGTCTCGGCCACCGACGTGCCCACGGCCCGCTCCATGTCCAGCGCCGACCGGGTGTAGCTTTGCAGGCTCTCGCCCGCCACCCGGCCGGTGCTGGCCATCTCGATGAGAGCAGCGGAGGCTGCGGACTGCGTGCCCTGCATGACCGCCAGACCCCGGGCCATGTCCTGCATCTGGCCGGCGGTGACGCCTGCAGCATTGCCCGACAGAGTGATGGCCTTCTGGAAAGCGGAAGCCTCTTGGCTGCCTTGGTAGTAAGCCAGACCAAGCCCCGCCACCGCCGCGATGGCCAGGTTCGTCGGCGTGAGGAGGCCGCCGATATAGGTACCGAGCGCCTTGGTGGCATTGCCCACGCCGCCGAACATGTCCTTGAGCTGGCCGCCCTGCTGCATGAGCACCGTGAGCGGCTTCTGGCCCGCCTGCAGGCTGACCACGATGTCGGTGACCTGGGCCGGCACCATGCGCATGGCGGCCGCTGTTTGCGCGGCCGAGGCACCGAGCTGCTGCATGGGGGCCGTGGCTTGGCCGAGACCCTGCCCCAGGTTACCGGCCTGGGCCTGGGCGGCCCGCATGTTGGCCGTGAAGGCCTGCAGGGTGCCTGCGGTCTGATCGTCCGCGGTCAGGACGATGGTGGTGTTCGGGTTTGTCATGGGGCCGTCCCTTCGATACGGGCGGCACGGGTGGCACAGACCCGGTTCTCAGGAGCCGCGGGCTTTGCGGTGCTCGGCCTGGTAGGCGTGCATTTCTTGCAGCCAGGCCGCTTCGAGCATTTCCAGGCACTGGAAGAGGTCGACGCGTTGGGCATCGTCCAGGCCGTAGGCCAGCTCGTAGCGGTGCAGCGTTGACCAGTCCATGCCCAGGAAGTGCAGCGCCCCGTCCGGGCCCATGAGAGCCCGCCACGCAAACTGCATGCGCCGGAAGATGGCCAGAGGGATCTGGTTGTCAGGGAAGACATTCAGGGACGGGGGCTCGGTGAGTTGCTGGAGAAGGGCGAGGTGCTTGCCAAAGCCCAGGCGGCTGGCGGCGGCTTCATCGGGGGGCTGCGCTCCGCGCACCAGGACGCGGGCGCAGTCCTTTAGTTTTTTGCGCGGGCCTTGCTGTTCCAGTGGGCGTCGCGGTAGGCGTCGAAGATCTCGCGCGGGGCCCGGTGGAAGCGGCTGATCAGGAGCTGCACGTTCTCCGGCGTGAAGGGCCGGCCGGGTGCTTTCCAGTCGTTGATCAAGAGGCCCAGGATCTCGGCATCGGTCTTGCCCTCGATGTCGGCAGGCAGGGCCTCCATCTCTTCGCGGGTGCGGTACTTGAATTCCAGGGGCAGCACCTGGTCGGGCTGGGCGCCCGGGGTGGTCAGGGTGACATCGATCCAGAAGGTGGCGGGCAGGTCGAAGGTGAAGGCAGCAGCGGCGGCGGTAGCGATGGCAGTGGGGTTCATGGTGGAGATGGGATAAGGGGGGAGGATGGGAGCGCAGGGGTAGGCCCTGCGCGTGGCTGACACAGATCGACCTAGCGATCAGTTCGGGTACACCGTGGGCATGTTCTGGGCCTCGATCGAGACCTTGGTCTGCACCACGCCCTGGGCCTGGCCGGTGGGCACGCCGGCTGCGGCCACGTAGCCCAGCAAGAGCATCTTGGCGCCCGTGCCAAAGCGCAATCGCACGGCCCGCATGCTTTTGGCCTTGTAGGCCTTGTTGCACTCCACAAAGCCGGGGTCGGCCAGATCGAAGATGTTGTCCATGCCAAACGACAGCGGGCTCACGATGGTGGGCACGCGCTTGCGCACGTTGTCGTGGATGGTGGTGACGTCGGCAAACTCCGGGTCGCCGCCCGAGACGTTCACGCTTTGCACGGTGGCAAAGCTCGCGCCAAAGGTGACGACCTGGAAGCTGCCGGCCACCAGGCCGTCGTAGGTGCTGGTGTCTTCGTTCTCCAGCTCGAAGGTCTTGGCGGCCGGGTTGACGTTGGCAATGCGGAACAGGCGCTTGTCGACCTGGTACATGCCTTGCGCGGCCATCAAGATGATGTCGCCCACGTTCGGGTCAACAGCGCCCGAGTACTTGGCCACGCCGGTGGCGGCCTTGCTGATGCTGACCAGGGTGATGGCGGCACCCAGGGCGGTTTGCACGTCAATGCCGACGTTGCTCCAGAAGATGGCTTGTCCCATGAAGGTTTCCTTTGAAGGTAAAGGGTGAGGAAGTGGGGGGAGTTAGAAGGGCTGAACCGAGGCCGGGGCGCTGGCGTGGCGCACCAGCAGGGTCACCGTGGCGCAGGCGGTCTGATCACCGTCCACGTCGTAGTCCACGCTCAGGCTGTGGGGGGTGACGCCTCCGGCCACACCGCCGAGACTCGGTTCCTGCTGCAGCCGGGTGTAGACCCGTGCCAGCAGGTCGTCCACGGCCTCGTCGGCCGGGGCCAGGGTGTTGCCGCGGGCGTAGCACTCGACCGATACAGCCGTGCCCCAGACCATGACTGCGCCCTGCCCCACCGAGGTGTCGGGGTCCGAGCCCGCCAGGCGCACCACCACGGCGGTGCTGTCTTGCTGACTCAGGGGCCGCAGCCGGGTGCGGTACACCTTGGGGGCCACCGCGGGGGCGGCCTGCAGGGTGGCGACCATGGCTTGCACCGCCTGCAGGAAGATGGTGGAGATCGTGTTGGGTGAAGTGGCGGCGGGTGCGTTGTTCATGCCAGCTCCAGCAGCAGGTGGGTTTCTCCGGTGCCGTCGTTGCGGGCATCGGCAATGAGGTAGGCCTGGCCGTTGACCGTCACGCGCAGGCCCACCGGGTTGGCTGGGACCTGGACCGTGGGCAAGGCAAGTGCCGGTTGTGACGAGGCCATGCCCAGGGCGCCAACCTGGCCCGCGGCGTAGCCGTTGGCAAAGATGGCGTCCACCCTTACGTCTCCGTTGTCGGTCTCGTTCACGTTCTCGATGAAGGCGGCACAGTTCGACAGCCGGCGGAAAGCGGCGGCTGCAGTGCGGGCCTCCAGGAGGGCGAAGGGCTTGGGCATGGCGCTGGTCACCTGGTCAGATCTGGTGGGGTTACGCGGATGCTCAGACGGCGACCCCGGAGAGGCGCACGCGGGCTGTGGTCTCGTTGGCCGCCTTGGGCGACAGCAGCGCACCGATCAGGGCGTTGCCTGCAGCGGTCACGGTCACGCGGCGGTTGGCGTTGTCCCAGTACGCCTTGGTGCCGGCTGCGCCCACATCGGCGCTCAGGGCATTGAGGTCGTAGACGCCCACGAGGTTGGTCTCGACCGTGGCGCCGGCCGCTGCCGCACTGGTGGCCACACCAAATAGTGCGCCGACCTGCAGGCCGTCGCCGCCGTTGACGGCATAGGGGGCCGGCAGGGGCACGGTGTCGCCGGACTGGATGAAGTTTTTCATTTGAGGGGCTCCTGAGGGGATGGAGGGGTTGGCTGGGTGGGTGGTCTGGGGTGGCGGTGCCTTAACCGCCGGCGGCCTTGTAGAGACCGCGGTGCTCAATGGCCTTGGCAGCGAAGTCTTCGCGGCACTTGTAGGAAACGCCGTCGCTCTCAAAGCCCACCTCGGTCTCGATCACTGGGCCTTCGGCGCCGTCCAGGTAGCAGTACTCCACCGTGTCGACCTGCGCATTGCTCGCAGCCAGGTACCAGGCGGTGGTGCTGTTGCCGTCCAGCAGGGGCTCGACGATGGGCTCCAGCGAGGTGCGGCCGCCGCTGCGGAACTCGTTCACATCTGCCTGGCGGGCCGGCACGTAGTTGCTGCTGGTGAGCTGATAGGCGGTCTGCTCGAGGGACGCGGGCACGATGAGGTAGCTCGGCGCGATGCCCAGCTCTTCACCGGCCAGGCCCTTTTGCAGGCGCATGGCGGTGCGGCCGGCCGACAGGGCTGTGAACTGCAGAGCGCTGCCAGCACCGGTGCCCAGGTTGCCGTGATCCGCGTGGAAGAGCGTGGTGCCGTCAGACAGCGCCGCATTGGCCGTGAGCTGGGCGTAGACGAGACGGTTCTCCAGACGTCGGGCGGCAAAGCCGAAGGCGCTCACCAGGCGGTCAAAGGCCCGCAGGTCGTCGTTGATGATGGCCTGGCGCGACAGGGACACGATGCGGCCATAGGTCAGCACCTGGTAGGACTCGGCGCCGTCCTTCATCGAGCCGTACTTGAATTCGCCGTGTTCATTGGTGCGCAGCAGGTCGGGGGCGGCCGAGAGCGCGGTGATCGTGATGTTCTTGAAGTCGGGCGCATTGGGGGCGCGGCGGGCCCAGAGCGCATAGGTGCCGGGGTTCTCGTCGTAGGCACTGCGCAGGCGCTTGTTGGCCACGTTGGCAAACAGCGACGGAAAGTCGCTGGTGGTGTTCATGCCACCGGCTCGGAAGTGCAGCATGCGGGTGGCGAGCGTCAGGCGGTCCATGCCGCGGGTGCTGACGCCGTGGCCCTCCAGGAAGTCGCGGCCCAGCTCTAGCAGGCTCATGCCCCGGTACTGGCGACCGTTGTCGTCCAACTGGGTTTGCGCAGCGACGCGGTGCAAGATGGCCTGCTCGATGCCGGCCATGCGGGTTTGCATCTCATCGCGCACGGTTTGGATCTGGCCGCCCTGCCCGCCCTGGACATTTCGGTGGCCACCGCTGGCCGCGTCGCGGCGGGCCAGCTCATCGAGCACCGAGCTGCGGGCCTGCTCCACCGAGTTGCCCGAGCGAATCAGGCCAGCGGCCAGGTGGGCCACACCATGGCGGGCACAGAGATCGGTGATGTCGGCGGCGGCAGAAGCTGCGGCAATGGCTGCTTGAGCTGCGGCATCAGCCTGGCTGCGCTGAGCGACGGTGCCGGCTTCAGGGGCTGCGGACGAGGAGGACGAAGAAGCGGGGGCCGTGGCGGTGCTGCCGCCGGCATCAGTGCTCTGAGGCATGGAGGAATCCTTTCGGGTTTGGGTTTCGGCGGAGAGGCCCACCGTGGGCAGGGAATGGGCGCGGGTCTCGATGAACTCGCAGGGGAAGGTGCGAAGCTGGAAGGCCTGGTCTGAGGGGGCTGCGCCATCGGCGCCAGGGGCAGAAGTCGCACCAGCAGCACCAGCACCGGAGCGGATCTGGCTGTCCATGTCGGCGGGGATGGGCACCAGGGAGACCTCGTAAGGTTCCCAATCGACCACGCGGTAACGCCACAGCTCGCCCTCGTTCGCTGGGGCCACCATCTCGATGCGATGGCGCACATAGCCCACCGACACATTGCGGATGATTCCGTCAGCCACGTCTTGCACGTAGCCAGCCACCGACTCACGGCGCGAGAAGGTCGCGCTGCAGGTGCCTTGGCCGTTTTGAATGATGGGGTTTTCGACCACGCCGAGCTGGGCCTCGAGGCTCCACTGGCTGTGGGTGTTCAGGAGCGGCGCCCCCCCGGCGCAGACGATCCAAGCGGATAGCGCCCTCTTCCACCACCAGTTCTTCGACATAGGCCCGGTCGCGGAACCAGTCAAAGCACTTCACGCCCGCACCGGTGGTGAAGACGATTTGCGCGGTGGCGAGGGGGGAGGAATCAGGGGCGGAGTTGTCCGCCTGTGAGCGCTGGAAAC